GTGGTTGATCGCGCTGTCGCTGAGCAGATCGGCTTAACTGATGGTGACATAGACGCCATGGTTGATGATGCAGAAGCACAGGCTCAAGCGTTCATCTCTGCTGAACAGAGCTACCTTGTTGAGAATAGCGCTGTTAAGTTCGACACCTACGCCGAGTCACCAAGCTTATATGCTGATGGTCCCATCAACATCATCACTAAGTGTGATAGCCAAATAGCAGCGGCGTTCCTCTCTCAGTTCGCTGATCTTGGCAACACTGAGACAGGCGCTAGGTCAGTGGGTGAGATTCATCATGCCGTGTTTAGACGCGCAGCGATCAACCTCTGTGATCTAATAGCGGCTCAAGTCAGTGGTCCAGATCGTCGCGGTGGTGGAACCATAGGGCGCTTGTGTAGGTGGAACTATGGCCTAGTCGATCCATCTAAGCTACCTCGCCTGAGACACTCAGGACTAGATACTGATGAGCTCGCTAACTCATTGGGTCAACTATCGAGCCTAGTCCAAGCCGGTCTGCTCACTCCTGATGATGAGCTAGAGCGAGCTATAAGGATTCGACTTGGTGCGGGTGATCTGCCTGAAGACGCTGAGCGCTCTCCTTTGTCTCGCGTAAGTGTGATCGGTGGTCGCTCGGTCGGCGGTGGTGTTACTATCGGCGGTGGTGTAAGCGCTCTAGCTGAGCAGCTCATCGCGAGGAGGCGTAAGGATGGTTAAGGCGATCAAGAAGCGCACACAAGCGCAGACACCATCCAAGCCCAACGAGAGACGCAAGGGCTCTAAGAAGAATCCAAAGGGATCTGCTAGCAGTGGACGCGGTGGTATTGAGATTGGGGAGACAGCGATCAAGGCCCTTGAGAAGAAGAGGGATGAGCACAACGGCAAGTATAAGAAGAAGAGTCGTCAGGTTGACATGGGTACACTTAAGGCCGTGTTCAGACGTGGCGCTGGTGCATTCAGTGTAAGCCATAGACCTGGCATGACTCGTAATGGTTGGGCGCTCGCTCGCGTCAATACATTCCTAAAGCTAGTCGGGACAGGTCAACGTAAGAAAGCTTACAACACTGACCTAGACCTATTGCCCAAAGGACACCCACAGCGCACTGAGGCAGAGGCTAAGAGCGAGACCTTAGCTACTCCTGACAAGTATTCACACATAGACTTCACACCACCACAAGGCGCACAAGACGCAGGCAAGCGCGCGCTAGAGGTGCGAGCATCAAAGCCACAGTCACAGCGTGGTATGACTGATGTGGGTATTGCTCGCGCGCGTGATCTATCCAACGGCAAGGAGCTGAGCCCCGATACCGTTAAGCGTATGCTCGCTTACTTCACACGTCATGAGATCGATAAGGATGGATCGACGTGGGAAGACCAAGGTAAAGGCTGGCAAGCTTGGCATGGTTGGGGCGGTGATGCCGGTTACTCATGGGCGCGAAAGGTCAGCAAGCAGATGGATACAGCAGACAATAAATCACAGGCGCTCAGGACATACTCTGAGGCAAGCCTAGACCCATCCTTTGATGTTCCCGATGGTCTCACTCTAGGCCGACCGTTTAAGACGTTGAGCCTTGGCCAAGTTAGCTCACGCATGAACGGCGAGAACGTTGGTAAAGAGATCTCTGATGAGATGCTCACTGAGATGGTCCGAGTGTTCAAAGAGCGCAAGGCTAACGATCCTGTGATCATCGATTGGCAGCACGCCACATCACCATACCAAAGCGGTCCACCAGCTCCCCCTGAGAGCGGTAACGCATTGGGTTTAATCGTAGACCTAGAGCTTAGGCAAGATGGGCTATACGCATACCCAGCCTACAACGAGCGAGGACTGACAGTGGTCAATGAAGCGGGTGGTATCCTGTGGAGTTCACCTGAGTTCCTCGCTGGTGAGGTCTATGACAGGTCGGGCGGTTCCAAAGTTGGAGACGCTCAACTGTTAGCAATCACCTTAACCCCTCGGCCTGCACAGTCTCACGACAAGATAGACCGAGTAATTCTAAACGAGAGGTTAGACGAGATGGACAACATTGAGTCAATGTCACCTGAAGATCTACGCGCCATGTTGCTCGCTAAAGACGAGATGGTCAAAGAGCTTGAGAATCAGATTCGTGAGATGAAGCAAGATGCTGAGTCAGCGATGATGGAAACTGAAGACAAAGAGGAGAAGCTCGCTGAGTCAGATGATGACAAAGATGAGAAGCTCGCTGAGTCGGATGACGACAAGGAAGAGAAGATGAAGGAGTATAACAAGATGAGTGAGTCTGTAGAGCCCACACTCTTAAGCGAGATCAACGCACTGCGTGAGAGCAACTCAGCTCTTACTGAGCGCCTTGAGAAGATCGAGGCTGAGAAGCTCGACATCGAGAAGCGCGAAGCTGTAAGCACATTGCTCCGTGATGGTCGCATCACTCCTGCAGAGGAGAGCGTAGCCGGTAAAGCTTGGGCCATGCGTGAGCTCCAACCTGAGTTTTGGCAGATGTTCAGCGAGCGTAAAGCAAGCCACTCTATCCCACTCGTCGAGGTTGGGCATGGCGCTAGCGGTCGTGAGATCACACGCAAGAGCCTTGACTCTGAGGTGCGTAAGCTCGCGTCTGAAAAGTCTATCACTTACTCTGAGGCGCTCGGTCAGTTCCGAGCTCAGAACCCATCATACTACAACCAAGCATTTGGAGGCTGATCATGGCTAACACAGATAACATGCATTCATTCATTGCGAGCGGAACCATTACAGAGTTCGCTCTTGTCGCTGTTGACTCTGACGGAAAAGTGGAAGTGGTCGCAGACCCAACAAGTGAAGCGGCGGTTGGTATCGCTCAGCGCGCTGTAGTAGCTGGTGAGGCTGTTGATGTGATCATCGGTGGACTTACTCGCGCTATTGCAGGCGCAGAGATCGCACCAGAGACAACCTCTCTGCTCATGGCTGATACAGCTGGCGTACTCATCCCATTCGTCAAGGGCTCAGGTAACTTCTCTGTCGCTCGCGTTATCCCCAATATCAATCATGCTTCACCTGCTGCTAACGACCAGATCAAGGTCATGTTCACAGGCCCAAGCAACTACAAATCAGCTTAAGGAGTAACCCATGGCTAGTTCATATAGCAATCTGCATCCTGTTGATCAGATCCTCACAAGCCTCATCGTAGAGGCTGTACCTAGTGACGATCAGCTTATCGCTGACAAGGCGATGGAGAACATTACCATCCCTGAGCGCAGTGGTACTCTCCTCTTAGAAGAGACTCGTAACTTCATGGGTGCAGGCGCAGGGCTCGACCTTGAGCGCGCTCCTGGTTCTGCTCGCGCAAGCATCGGCGGCTTCGACCGATCAAGTCAGACGTTCAAGGCTAAGATCTACGCGGCTCAAGATAGCATCGCGATGGAGGACATCTTAGACTCTCAGTATCCTGGCTCTGAAGAGCAACGCATCGCGCGCAAGGTTGCGCGAGTCATGAAGCTCGCCAAGGAGCAACGCGCGGCTGACGTGCTCTTTGACTCATCAGCGTTTGAGAACTCATCACCTACGACTAAGTTTGACGCGGCTGGCGGTGAGCCACTCACATTCCTTCATGAGCTCAAGGATACAGTCTTTGAGAAGGCTCATGGGATCAACCCTGATAGCCTTATCTTTGGTCGTGACGTGTTCCGCGCTTTGGCTCGTAACCCTGAGATCCGTGGATACATCGGCACCACCACCAGCAACCTCGCAGCGGGTAACCGTATCCTCAACGATGAAGCAGTATTGGCGGTACTCCGTGACATCCTCGGCATCCCCAACATTCTCGTTGGTCAAGCTCGCCGTGATACAGCTGTACCTGGTGCCACATCATCTGAAAGCTACATCTGGGAGGGTGAGACCATCTTCATGGGTATCCTTCGCGGATCAGATGCAATCGTACAGAAGAGCGGTAACGTCAAGGGTATGCCTGTGGCGGCTCTCAACTTTGCGTTTGGTTCACCTGTCGCGGGTCAGTATGACAGCCTAGACCGTACACGTCGTTATGTGTACGCTGAAGAGGTACACTCTTATCAGGCAATTGACTCCACGCTTGGACACGTCGTTACTAACTGTCTAGCGTAATAGGTGACCCATGAATCTAGCTCTCAACTTAGCATCAACGGCATTCTATACCGAGCATCTATCACTCACTGAGGATGCAGATAAACAAGCGGTAGAAGACCTGACCCGACAGGCTAAGAGCCTAAGCGGTGATCGTGCTAAATTGTTGAGAGCTAGACGTGATCAGCTTCAAGCTGAGATCACTGCTGAGCGTTCTTTTGAGCGCGCTCTTGGTGCCTCTCGGCGTGAGCTAATCACACTTGTGCAGATGGCTTCAGCGTCTAACGATCCTGAGCTTCTGCTATCACTCGACTCTGCTGAGCTCCTTGACTTCATCCTTAGAGGAGGCATGGGGCTAGCGGTTGATGATTTGGTTCAGAGTCAGGGCAAGATCCTAGAGTCCATCGAGAGTGGGCTTCAGGTGATGAACCCTGATTTGAGCCTATCAGCCTTGCCACAACTAGAGCGCATCCAAGCTCAGGCTGTGGCTCAGGTCTTTGAAGACGTGATCCTACCCGATACCCAGAGCGCAATCAGAGACGCGCTCACATCTCTATCTTTAGATGTGCCTGCGGATATCGTGACCTCTGAACTTGAGGAGCGCTTAAAGCGTTCATCAGGTAGACAGCTCACCGAGGTCAAAACTAGGATCAGCCAGTTTGGTCGATCAGTCACAGCGGCTGCAGCTGCAGCGGCTGAACTCGACCACTACTTATATACAGGTCCACTAGATGGAATCACTCGGCCCTTTTGTAAGGCGCTAGTTGATAAGGTGGTGACCGGTGATCAGATCTCTAAGCTCAACAATGGTCAAGGCTTGTCAGTGCTTACATCGTGCGGTGGGTATAACTGCCGACACTCATGGAGCCCTGTGAGTGAAGGGTTCATCCAAGCGGCCAAGCTAGATCAGGCCGGTAACGGCGACATCAAACGAGCTAACAGAGGAGGCAAACGATGAGGAAATCAGTGACCGGCGCGGGGGTCCACTTTGTTTGGCATCCTCGCACACCACACGCTAACGATGCTCAGGTGACTGTAGGCTTTAGTACTACATACACATCTGTATTGACTCAGGTTAGAGCTGACGTAAGTGTCAGCGCTGTGGCTGATGATAGGCGAACACTCACACTCACTGCTAGTGTAGACACTCAACTAGAGCGTGATGAGGTGCGCGCATTCTTACGCACTACTAGAGATACATACTACGCTGTCAAGGTCACGCGCTTGGGTGGCACCACTGCCATACTCGCTGAGCCACTACCAAGAGAGCTCGACTTAAGCACAGCTGCTACTCTCAACTTTGCATCTGCCTACGTCGATATCCCACAGAGCAACGCGGTCACTGGGTCTTATCCTTACACGATCGACTACACCGACAACTTAGGAAATGCTCAGACTGAGAGTGGTATCTTAAAGGTAGTGCCTCGGCCATTCAACACAGGTCTTGACCATGACCAACTCGTTGACAGATTCCCTCAATTGGCTGACATGGTGCCACGTCGTCAGAGCGACCTCGCGCCACAGATCAACGCCGCGCTCGAGGAGATCATCTTGAGTGTACGTGATCATGTGATCGCTGATGGTGCCACAGAAGATGAGGTGTTCAATCAGGGTTCATTCGTGAGCGCTCATGCGTACTGCTCAGCCGCGCTAGTCTATGAAGCTACCCTACAGCTAGATGTTGCTCAGGCTATGAGAGACAGATGTATGGAGCTACTCAACGTGGCTCTCAGATCAGTGACACTAGACCTTGATGGCGATGGTGTGATTGATGAGGGAGAGGAGAATCTGAGGCGCAGTGGTGGGAGTGCTACTGACTTCAGAGCGTCATGGCGTAGCTATAACAAGAGCGCCAATGATGCGAGCTTCGTTCCATCTCGAGGGATGAGGCACTGATGGCTACCAAGGTAAAGTTCTCTCTACCTCGTAGCGTCTGGACTGCTAAGGATTCCGCACGTTTAGCCAACGACACTCTAGCCTCGATCAAGCTTAGGACTAGCAAGGGGATAGACGCTAATGGTGAGGGGTTCAAGGAGTACAGCCAAGAGCCAATCTATGTGTCCAAGCGCGGTGCTCGACTTAAGCCAAAGGGTGGCCAACCATCTAGGACAGGTAAGAGCATATACTATGAGGGTGGCTATCAGCAGTACAAGCACGACTCACGCAGACGCTCATCTATCGCGGGGTCTGCTGATGTTGATCTAGTGCTTAGCGGCAACATGATGAACAACCTTGTAGTCAAGAAAGCAACCAAGCGCGGGTTCTCCATTGGGCTCACTAGCAAGGCTGGCTATGGCTACTATGTGAATGTTGATCGTGAGTTCCTCGGCTTGTCTGAAGATGATGTGGACATACTGATAGAGGCCGTGAGCATCGAGCTAAGGAAGAAGCTGACATGAGCCAAGGCATCTATAGCGCGCTCACTTACCTTGAGAGCAGACTCATGGAGATCACACCAAAGCGCGATGTACATCATGGCTTTGTCGCTTTAGGTCGTGCCGGTGGAATCACTGCGCCACTCACACAACGAGCTCACTCCACACGATACTTCACCCTAGAGATTGATGGGTTCACTGCAGATGATGGAGCCGCTGGATTGAGCGGTAGGCGTCGAGCCACCATCAATCTCAATGTGAGATACGACACGCCACAAGATCAGCTCTACCTACAGCGCCTCATCGCCGAGGATGCAGAGAGCCTGTTGGTTAAGCTCAAGGGTCCTAACTATGATCTCATCACCACAGGGATCGTCTCTGTAATTCCTGAGACTCCCACTGTCTCACCCATCGATGTTGTTAACGATCAGGGCGGCGCTCTACTCTTGACACTCCCCTTTGTTCTTCTCTACTTGGAGGCTTAAATGACTGTTACTCATAGATCTATCAGCGTTGCTAAGGAGAGCTCATACGGCTCTCTAAGCACCTCAACCGGCTTACCTGATAACTCAGGCTTGACCTATATCTCTATCCCTTGCGAGCGTGACCCAATCGTCATCCCTGGCGAGGTCGTGGCATCAGAGCGCAATGACGCGCGCGATGGTTCTTACTTTGTACCGCCAGAGCCGGACACAGTGTGGAGTGGTGGAAACCGAGTGCGACGCCGAACGGGTCAAGTTGTGGTGCGCGTTGACCTCACTACAATAGGCTCAGGCGCTGACACTTACGCAGCTAACTATCTAGGCCACCTCTTAGGGGCAGGCCTCAAGAATCAGCTCCCATCAATCGTGGATGGTGACGCGGCTTCAGCTGTGGGTGATGTCAACACGTTCACACCTACCACAGCATACGCGGCCACAGACGTTGGGTGTCTCATTGGGTCTGAGCTGAACGGTCGGTCTGAGTATAGCGCAGTGACAGACAATGACGTGTCAGGTGACGTTACAGTGAGTCCAGCTTTCAGTAGTGGATTCACAGGTACACCGACACTATACAGCCTCGCAACATGGTATGTCCCAAGCCGTAATCAGACAGGGACCAAAGATCACACGTTGAGCTTCCGTATCGATGGGGTCAACTATCGATCGTATGCCTATGGCTGTGTCCTTGAGAGCTTGTCAGTATCGTTAGACAATGGGCGTCTCATGGGTGAGTTCACTTACCAAGCGGCGCTCATCCAAGACGATCACGGTAACGCGAGTGGACCCATTGAGCCTACCTATAACGCAGGAGCTCCACCATTCTTCAGAGGCTCCTATGTCGTGCTCAGTGATGACTCACCGGCTAGCCTTGCCAATGGCACAGTGGGAGAGACACTAGGACGCATCGCGCTCGACTGTGAAGACTTCACTTGTACGATCACCAACACGCTCACACCGTTAGGACACTCAAACAGCATCCTAGCTATGAGCGGTATGGATATCACAGACGTCAGCGTTGAGGTGAGCCTCACAGTCTCGACAGTCAATACAGCCATCGCTGATGACTACTTCAATCGTAAGGTACGACAGCTTGTCATAGGTACCGGTCCCATAGGTGATGGTAAGGGGTGTGCCATCATGCTACCCGCTGCACAGCTCACAGTAGACCCAAGCGCTTATGATGTGAGCGGTAATGATATCGTCCGGCAGAACCTCACGTATCAGCAGAGCAGATATGCGGGTGACTTCACGACAGTGGCTTATGAGACAGGCGCTGGCAACTCACCCTTTAGACTTGGG